TTGGGCACTTCCAGCACGTCACCGCTCATGATCTTGCGTTGGATGGTGTCGATCATGTCGTTGTAATGGAAAGTGATGAACAGGGTGTCGTTGTTCAAGAACAGGCCGAACTGCGTGAGATCAAAGTCGATGTCTTGGACATTGAACACACCACGCATGCGATACACATCAGGATCATAGGCCCGATCACGGTTTTCCAACAGGAACAGGTCCTGTATGAACAAGGGATCGGTCACAGTGTAGTTGGGTTGGGTGGCATCGTAGTTGCCGGAGTCTACCGAATCGCCTTCGCCGGTTTTTGGCCCAAGATACTTGTGCAGATAGATGTCTACGCCACCAACGGTGTACATTTCGGAAATAGTCCGGTCAAAAAATCGGTAATCGTTCGTCTTGTTAGGACGCCACATGGAGAGCCTAGGAATCTTGATTCTCCCTTATTTGATTTTGATTACACTTCAAAAATAGCATAGTATAGTATTTATGGGCAGGTTGACCCAAAAAGCAGATCCTGCTAAAATACTGTATGGACTTAGGAGATTGGCAACTCTTGCATGACCGCTTGGATCGTGCCCACAAAAACACCTTGGGCATGACTTTTGGCATCAAAGATCTCTGGCGGATGCACAGGGCCGTGTACGACCGGCTCAGACTGGCCGATGCGGAATGGGTGAACTGCCGCCGCCGCGGCCAGGGTTCACCAAGATTCGACGAACTCATGACTCAGGCCGAAGAAGCCATGAGGAATTTTGAAGGACATATTTTGTTGGCTAAACTAATGGACAAGGAGCCCAGATGAACGCTGTCGCACTCAAAGCACCCCGACCACTGAATCCCAAATCAGCAGACACCAAATACACCGGCAGCGAACCCGAATGGTGTTTGCAACCCGAAAGCGAATCGCGTGCCTCGGCCTTGATTGGAGCTTTCACCTGGTACAATTACCACTACGACAAGAAAACTGTCAAGGACCTCATCGTTGACTGGTTGACTCGCAATGATCGTCAGCGAGATGCCCGAGACTTTGCCCGCGTGCCAGAGTCCACCATACGGAACCAGACCGGATGGTTGTGCCGCATGAACACCATGGGCCTGGATCTGAATGAACATGAACTTCTGGCCGTTGACACAGCCATCACCGAGCATCTGCGTACCGTGCGAGCCATCAGAGAAGTGGTCAAGGCCGCAGAACCCGACGCAACTCCTCGGCCCAACATCCAAGATCGACTCCGGGACAAGATGGTCGAAGCCGCGGGCGAGATCGAGGGCCTGTATGATGACATGATTCTAGCAGGTGCCAAGATGTCAGCAGACTATAAACCCATGGTGGCCTTGCGAGGACTCAATGTGGCTCCGCAGATGGTGGGCGAGATCGCACAGCAATGGAAGTCTAGATTGGCAGAACTGGAAGAAGTGATACGCGGCAAAGATGCACAGTTGGTCGAGGGATATGGTAACTTTGGCAAACTACAGATCAAGAGTCTCGTTAAGTTTGCAGAACAGGTAGTGGCCGACTGCGGATCATATGTGCAGATCAAGAAAGTGGAACGCAAGCCTCGCAAGAAAAAGGCCGTGAGTCCAGAACGCCAGACACAGAAGTTCAAGTATCTTGCAGAATTTGATGAACTCAAACTGAAATCCGTGCCTGTGACAGGTCTGGTCAATGCCCAAGAAGCCTGGTTATATGACACCAAGAAACGCAAGTTGATCTACGTGGTGGCTGACACACACGCAGGATCATTCACAGTGAAAGGCAGCAGTCTTATTGGATTTGATCCCACCAACAGCATACAGAAAACTCTCCGAAAACCTGCAGAGCAGATAAAGGCATTGCTCCAGGGCGGCGTGGCCCAGCATCGCCGGTATTTCAAAGATATCCGGGCCACAGAAATCAAGTTCAACGGCCGCGGCTCGGAGAACTTGATACTGCTCAAGATCCGATAAGGAGATTTTGATCTTGACTAAACCGATTCCAGGAAGACTTTTCACTTTTGGATGTAGCCTTACTCGTTACATCTGGCCCACATGGGCAGACATTTTAGGTCAGCAATGGGAGTATCATGAAAATTTGGGAAAAGCCGGATCTGGAAATTATTATATTTTCAATTCCATTATAGAATGCCTAAACAGACATAAAATCAATCATAATGACATGATAATGATTTTATGGACGAGTATTGCACGAACAGATTATTATCAACTAGGTCATTGGTATTCAAAAAACAATGCTTTTTCTAAAGATCCAACAGTCGCTTTAAATTGTCCCACTGGCTACGAAATAGTGAATTTTCCGTTAATGCATGCTATACATGAATTACTTGAATATAAGGATATTCCTTTCCGATCAATGACTTGGAATACCTACGATATAGGTTCTCCAATATCAATATTTTACCAAAAAACTCTTGACAAAATTGAACGAATGAATTTCAAATGCAACGAAAAATTTATTAAATATTTTAAGGTAGAAACAGGTCCGTGGAATACATTCGAGACCATGTATAACACTATGAAGGGTGGGGATTGGCCACCTCTTGACGATATTTTACAAGATAATTACACAAACTCACCAAAAAATATACGAGACGAAATAGATATTTTTAAAAAAATGTTATCTTTAGAAAACAAACAAGATTTTATTGAACAAACCGAGGTTGACACCCATCCACTGCCATGTGAACATCTCAGGTTAGCTCAAAAAATTTGTCCAGATATCAACATAAAGCAAACAACGATTGATTTGGTCGATACCATAGAAAAAAATATTTTAAATAATCAACCTTTTTCTTTTCAACCTAAGATTCCCAAAGTCAGGATACAGATATGAGATTAATAATCCATATGGTTAATTACAACAATTACTTTACAATTTAGTTCCGTGGTCGTGAAAACCTGATACTGCTCAAGATCCGCTAAATATCTGGGCAAGGAGCCCAGACATGGCCAATGGTCAAAACCCACTCAACGATTCTCTAGATCCGCTGAAAAAACAACTGATCGACTATGTGCAACTGCAACTGGCCGATCAGATCATCGACGTCGAACTGGATCCCGCGCACTACGAAGCCGCTTATCAAAAGACCCTGGGCACTTATCGCCAGCGGGCCCAGAACGCCTATGAAGAATCCTACAGTTTCATGCAACTGCTGGACAATGTGAACGAATACTTCCTGCCGCAGGAAGTGGTCTCTGTGCGGCAGATCTTCCGCAGAACTATCGGTATCACTGGATCAGGTGGCTACAGTTTTGATCCCTTTGGTGCGGCTACCTTGAACGTGTATCTCCTAAACTTCAACCAAGCCCAGGGCGGCCTGGCCACTTATGATTTTTACCAGCAATATGTGGAACTGGCCGCCAGGATGTTTGGTGGCTACATCAACTATACCTGGAATCCTGTGACCAAACGCCTGCAGATCATCAGAGATCCCCGCGGCAATGGTGAAACCGTTCTCCTATGGACCTATAATCTCCGTCCGGAAATCACCTTGCTCAGCGACTTCCAGATATCGCAGTGGTTCCGCGATTACATGGTAGGTGCTGCCAAATACATCATTGGCGAAGCCCGGGAAAAGTTCCAGAGCATCGCGGGTCCGCAGGGCGGATCTAGCCTAAACGGTACGCAGATGAAAAGTGAAGGGCAGGCCATGATGGACAAGGGCATCGAAGATCTCAAACTCTACGTGGATGGTTCACAGCCTTTGACCTTTGTGATCGGCTAATTACCTCTAGCATTTGCTCAAAAATCATGCTACACTTGTGGTATGGACATCATGATCGATATCGAAACCTGTGGCACTGGAGTAGACGCTTGTATCCTGACCATTGCTGCCCAGTGTTTTGATCCGCTTGAACGCACTGCTGAATACAGCGATCGTTGGTACTATGCCAGAGTGGATCCTGATAGCCAGCCCGATCGCAACGTCAGCGATGGTACCATAGCCTGGTGGGCCACACAGCCCAAGGCAGCACAGGAAGAAGCTTTTGGCACCGAAGGTCGTATTCCTCTGAAACAAGCCCTGGAAGAACTGCACCAATTGACCTGGCACTGCCGACGGACCTGGTCCAACGGGCCAACTTTTGACATGAATATCCTGGAGCATGCTTACAAGAGCCACAACATCGTGCTGCCTTGGCAATACTACAATGTGCGTGATGCAAGAACTGTGTACAGCCTGTGCCCAGGACTAAACACTTATCCAGCCAGCCACCATGCCTTGGAAGACTGCCGACGGCAGATCGATTTGCTGTGGGACACGCTGGAATACCTCAAAATCAAGGAACTGAGATAATCTTATCCTGAACATATCAGACTAAATAAAGATATGTTCATCGAAAACAAATACACAAAATGGTATTATGATATTGTCAATCGATCTATAAATCGTCGGTTAGATATCTACACTGAGGAACACCATGTGATTCCTAAAAGCATGGGTGGAACCAACGATTCAAATAACCTTGTTCGACTTACTGCTCGAGAACACTTTTTGTGTCATTTATTATTAACAAAAATGGTTAATGGCCAGTTAAAACATAAAGCAGTAAAAGCAGCAAGGATGATGGCAAAAACAACGGGTCCAAAGCAACAAAGATATAAGGTCACTGGTAGAATTTATGAATCACTCATAAGAAATAAGATAGAGGTGTCTATAGAAACCAAGAAAAGAATGGGAATCTCTCAAAAACAAAGATTTGCAAACGTCCCGGGTACATTTAAGAACAAAAAACATACAGAAGAAACTTTAGGAAAACTTAGAAGGCCTAAAACAGAAGAGCAAAAACTTAAACAATCTCAATCAATGAAAGGAAAATTTAAAGGACGGATTCCTCATAATAAAGGAAAAACTTTCGAAGAATTATATGGTGATCGAGCAGAAGAAATAAGAAATAAAGTCCGACGTGCTGGAGAAAAAAATGGTTTCTATGGTAAAACCCATACAGAAGAACAACGGCAGAAAAAAAGATTAGAAAAACTCAATTCTGCTAGACAACAATGTCCTTATTGTAATAAACTAGTTGATCCAATGAATTATGCAAGGTGGCACGGTGATAAATGTAAAAATAAATAATGAACCAATAATTATAGGTATCGTAGGATTAATAGGGGCCGGGAAAGATACCATCGCCGACTATCTGGTGAACATTCATGAATTCCGTAGAGATTCCTTCGCTGCCACGCTAAAAGATGCCTGTGCCTCTGTGTTTGGCTGGGATCGCGACATGCTGGAAGGCCGTACCCGCAGCAGCCGAGAATGGCGTGAGCAGCCTGATGAATGGTGGAGTGCCCGCCTGGGCAGGACCATTACACCACGCTGGGTGTTGCAGTACTGGGGCACAGAAGTGTGCAGAGTGGGATTCCATGATGACATCTGGATCGCCAGTTTAGAAAACAAACTGCGGCACAGCGAAGACGATGTGGTGATATCAGACTGCAGATTCCCCAATGAAATCTGTGCCATACGTTCAGCAGGCGGGCAT